GCCAAGATTGGCAGCTCCGGGGACTTCGCCCAGATTGGCAGCTCCGGGTACTCCGCCCAGATTGGCAGCTCCGGGGACTCCGCCCAGATTGGCAGCTCCGGGGACTTCGCCAAGATTGGCAGCTCCGGGGACTTCGCCCAGATTGGCAGCTCCGGGTACTCCGCCCAGATTGGCAGCTCCGGGTACTCCGCCCAGATTGGCAGCTCCGGGGACTCCGCCCGGATTAACTGCACTGGAAGCGATTCCGTGATTTGCTGCGCTGGAGATGGCTCTGTGGTAAAAGCGCAAATTGGTTGTTGGATTACACTTGCGGAGTGGAAACGCGATGGAGCGAAGGGACGATACATTCCAGTATGTGTAAAAACGGAGTATGTGGACGGAGAGCGAATCAAAGCCGATACGCCTTACACGCTGAAAAACGGGGAGTTCGTGGAGGCTGAGAGTGATGGAGACTAAGCCCAAGACCAACGCCGACCGCATCCGGAACATGACGGATGAGGAGCTGGCTGACATCTGCGACGGCCTTGGCTGTCCTCCCAATCCCAGAGAGGCTTGCTGCAACGACTGCAAAAGATGCTGGTCGAACTGGTTCAAATCCCCGGTGGAGGATGCGGAATGAACGACTTAGAGCAAACTGCAATCGAACGCCTGAAAGCTGCATCGGAAATGTCCCTGATGGCGTATCAGCAGCCCCTTGTGATCTGCATTTCCGGAGGCAAGGACAGCGGTGTTATCACGGAGCTTGCCATTCGGGCGGGAATCCCCTGCGAGTTCCAACACAGCCACACCACGGCTGATGCCCCAGAAACGGTGCGGTTTGTCAGAAGTGAGTTCAAACGGTTGGAGGGAAAGGGCTACAAATGCACCGTGAACATGCCGGTTTACAAGGGGAGGCGGGTGTCCATGTGGAGCTTAATCCCTCAAAAACTCATGCCACCTACCCGGCTGGTGCGGTACTGCTGTTCCGTGCTGAAAGAAACAGGGGGGGCAGGGCGGTTCATCTGCACCGGCGTTAGATGGGTTGAATCTGTGTCTCGTAAAAACAACCGGGGAATCTACGAAAAACTGGGCGCAACCAAGGATAAACGCATCATTCTTGCCAACGACAATGACGAAAAGCGTATGCTTTTTGAAAACTGCCGCCTGAAAGCGAAACGAGTTGTAAACCCGATTATCGACTGGGCGGACAAGGATGTGTACGGATTTTTAGAAGATGCGAAAGTCCCGATGAATCCGCTTTACGCAGAGGGGCAATGCCGTGTTGGGTGTGTTGGCTGTCCGATGGCTGGCAAGAAAGGGCGGGAAGCAGAATTCGCCCGGTGGCCGAAGTACAAGCAACTCTACCTGAACGCCTTTGAACGGATGCTGGAGGAACGCAGACGGCGTGGGAAACTGGACGGTTCATGGCGCATGGGAACCACCGCAGAAGATGTGTGCCGCTGGTGGATGGAGTACGATGTGCTGCCGGGACAGACCAGTATGGAGGATTATTTGGAGATGATAGACGAATGAAAGTACTGATAGCCTGCGAGGAATCGCAAACCGTGTGCAAGGCGTTCCGGGCGCGGGGGCATGAAGCCTACTCCTGCGACATCCAGGAGCCAAGCGGCGGCCACCCGGAGTGGCACATCTTAGGGGATGCCCTAAAGGCCATCGAGGGGGGGGCAAGTGACCACCATGGACGGACAGGTGCATGATGTGGGTCGGTGGGATATGTTGATTGCGCATCCACCTTGTACTTACCTGACAAATGCCGGGGCGGTCAGAATGCGGAGAAATGGTGAAATCGTCCCGGAGCGGTATTCTCTGGCAATGGAGGATGCGGAAAAAGCATGGAACCGGAGGGTTAACGATGAAATGTAAAGACTGCGAAGAGTATAAGGCAAAAAACTGCAAACATCAGTGTATGTTGCTGCCGAACGGTATGACCTGCGGGGACTGTATCAACATTGATTGGTGCAGTATGGCGTATTCGGTTAAGCCGGAATACACGTCTTGCGACTTTGAGCCAATCAGATTCCGAGCTAAAGGAAAGGGAGGTAATGGAAATGGCTAACGCGGTACTTATCAGCATTCGCCCGGAGTGGGTGGATAAGATTTTGAACGGAGAAAAGACACTGGAAGTCAGAAAGAACCGTCCCAATATGAAAACGCCGTTTAAGGTTTACATTTATTGCACTGCCGGAAACCTGAGCTACAAAGTTAACGGCGGGATGGTATGCAATGTGAGCGGTGGAAAAATGGTTGTCGGGGAGTTCACATGTGACAACATAGCAACGTACAACTACGATTACTGCCCGCACCCGGAAATCGGAATGGATTACGACTGCGGTGATAGTTGGTGGGAGATTGACGACGATGATTTGAAATCTGCATGTCTGGCAGAGGAAGAATTCCGGTATTATGCGTTCGGAAGGGAGGCAATGTACGGCTGGCACATCTCCGATCTGAAAATCTACGATGTTCCGCTGGAGCTTATGGCATTCCGGAAGCCAGAGCTTCCCACGGGGCTGCGGTACGAAGAGGATGCAATCAAACGCCCGCCCCAGAGCTGGCGATATGTGGAGGAATTGCAGTGAGTGATTACATCAGCCGTGAGGCGGCACTAAAGGCTGCGGAACACGCATACGGCGAATGGAATCTTGCTATGGCTGCTGCTGACGGGCAACGGCAAATTAACCGTTGCTTTAAGATGCAGGAACTTTGCAAAGCTGTTGCATCTGTTTTTGAGGATGCGCCCGCCGCCGATGTGGAGCCGGTGCGGTATGGCCGCCTGCGCGAGCTTGCCGATGCCGACAGGGACGGGCGGCTGGTGGTGCTGCCGTGCAAGGTGGGGGATGTTGTGTACGGATTCCACGGGGAAAAGACCATATTGCCGATGGTGGCAAAATGGATCGAAACGAACACTGACGGATGGTGCATTGCAGCACAATACGTTCCAATGGCTCCAAGGTTTTATCGGTTTTCCGATTTTGGCAAGACCGTATTCCTGACCCGCGAGGAGGCGGAGAAAGCATTGGAGGCAATGAAGGATGGCTGATTACATCAGCCGGGAGGCGTTTATCGCTAGTTGTGAGGGGCGGTATTGCGCCCCTTGCAAAGAGCAAGGGGAAGATGCGAATGGTGTCAGGTGCCGTGCGTGTTGGGTTGATGATATGTTGTCGGAGGTGCTGGACGCTCCCGCTGCCGATGTGGATCCGGTGCGGCATGGGCGGTGGGTGAACATGGGCGGTTTTCCGGCTTGTAGTGAATGCGGGTGCAGCCCTGCGGTATGCGAGCCGAAGCCAAACAATCCGCAGGGGTTCCCGGAATGGTGTTACGGCTGCGGGTGCAAAATAGATTTGGAGGGCGAAAATGAATAACAAGCCAACATACAAAAAAAGAAAATGGCGCATTGGGTCGACTTTTGGTTGGTGGAACGTGCCGTTTTGCCCGCACTGTAAGCGGCAACTGGGGCTTATTGCCAAAGGAGAAAAACCGGATGAATGTCCGATGTGTCATAAACCGTTAGATTGGAGGGATGAACAATGACAATTGACCGAGCGATTGAAATTCTTGACCCGGAACACCGGGAGCATTACGAAAGCATAGACCCTGTGATAGAGGCCTGCCGAATGGGCATGGAGGCGTTGGAGCGGACAAGGTGGATTCCGTGCAGTGAGAGACCGCCGGAGGAACTTGAGCCTGTAAATGTGGTGTGGGTAAATCACAGACCAGAGCCGTATTACGGGAAAATTAAGGACGTACCGCAAAAAGCGACTGCTGTCTATTACAGGGAAAAGTGGTATTGGTGGTCGTGCGTTTGTGAAGATTTGCTTGCCGAGTACGGCACGAACGAAACGGACTTGGTGGATAGCGACATTGAAATCACCCACTGGATGCCGATGCCTGAACCGCCGAAGGGGTGACGGAAAGTGACAGACTGCTTCAATTACCAATGTTTGTGCAGAGGGGGAAATGAGAGCAAGCCGCCCTATAAGTGCGAGTGCGTGGCTTGCCCCAACAGGACTACAGAATCACATATTATCATGAGCAATCGAACGCTGTTGCAAGAAGAAATTAAATATCTTACGAAAAATGGAGGTATTGGGAATGAGTGAAAGACAAGAACACCGTAAGCGCCTTAACGCTAGAATTGCTTACGCTGCCGCCATTGAGCGATGGGCGAAAAATCAGCCGTCACGCATTCGGTTCTTTTCCGTCATACGGTGGCTGAAACAGATGCCGAGAAAGGAGGATTTTTATAATGAAAATCACACTTGATATTCCGGATGGAATGCGCTGCATTTGTATTTCTGGTGTGAGGGAGAAAGACGGAGAACTTCTGCTGGTATCTTCCACGGTTGGAAGCGATAAATTGTACGACGGGGCAGAATTCAAGGTGCTATGGGGAAAAACGGATGAAACGTAAACGCTTTATTAAACTTCTGATGGGGAAGTTTCTGCTTTCCCGGAACGAGGCAAATTACATTGCCGATGTTGCAAGAATTTTGAGGATTTGTGATTGGAGGGGGCCATGGGAAAAGGCATGAAACTAGACTATCTCACCCTGTGCTCCATAGCCGCCCAGGAGGCCGGGATGAGCTACGGCAAGTACATGGCAATGCACGGATACCACCCGCCGATTAAAAGCGATAGGGAGGACGTGGAAGCCCCACAGGGCACTCCCAAAATATGCCCCAACTGTGGAAAAATGTTTTACGACAGTACGACCAAGCGGAAAGTCTATTGCAGCTTTGATTGCCAGCGGACATTCTGCGACAGACAAGCCGCCCAGCGATACCGGGACAGGAAAGCGGCGGAAAGAGCGGCGGTGAGCAATGGAGGATAAAAAGCCCTTTTGGGAAGTGAAGCGGGACGGGGTGCGCCTTGCCTATGAGAGCGAGGCAACCTTTCCGTAGCAGGAGGAGCGAAAGCTCCTCCGAGCCGGGGGGCACAAGATTTACAAGGACGGGAAAGTTTTTAAGGAGTGATTTTATGAAAAAACGTATTATTTCGCTGGTGTTGGTCGTGCTACTGGCTGCGGCTCTGGCCTGGTTTATGGTTGGGTGTTCCGAGGCAAGCAAGGTAAACCACAACATCAGCAAGCAGGCAAACTATTTTGAAGCCGAACGCCGGGTGACGGTATACAATGCCCGGACGGACAAGATAGTTCTGGAAATTGAGGGTTACATATCTATTTCCAACAACGCCGAGAATGAACTGGTAGTGACCTGCAAGGTAGGCCCTAGCCAGTACAAGAAAAATTATGTCTACCTGAATGTTTACACCCTGTATATCGTTGAGGACATCACCGGCACCCACACCGACCCGTATCATTACAAGATGTATATTCACAGTCCGGATTTTGTTACCGTGGAAACGAAGCCGTAAGAAAGGAGCTTATGCCATGTCAAGGCCGAAATATCTGTGGCATGATTACGTTAAAAAATCCATAATGTGCAGTTTCGGCTGCGACATGGCGCAAGCCCAGGGAGCGGCGCAAAAAGCTAAATTTGACGAGGCTGTCAAAAATGTATTGGAGAAAACGGAAAGCCAATACAGAGGCAAAGAGCGGCTTGCCATGATAGATTTAGTTTACAGAAAACGGCGGTACAACGTTACCGGTGCCGCCGTGCAACTGCATATTTCGGAAGGCACGGCACGGGACTGGAACCGAGAATTCGTCTATGCCGTGGCAAAAGAAGCCGGTTTTCTGTGAAATGTGTATCAAAGCCACAAAATAATGATACTGTTAATTCAAACGGAGGGATTTTATGAATATTATCCAGAAGAAACTAAGCGAAATTGTGCCGTATGCGAAGAACGCAAAGAAGCACGACAAAAAGCAGATTGCCAACGTGGCAGAGAGTATCAAGCAGTACGGTTTTGTGCAGCCGGTTGTCATTGATCGTGACGGCGTGATCGTCATTGGGCATTGCAGAGCGGAAGCTGCAAAGAAGCTGGGCATGAAAACCGTCCCTTGTGTCTGCGTGGATGATCTGACGCCGGAACAGGTGAACGCCCTGCGGCTAGTGGACAACAAAACCAACGAAAGCCCATGGGATATGGACTTGCTGGTGGAGGAGCTGCCGGAACTGGATTTGTCGGCGTTTGACTTTGATTGGGGGATTGAAAACGAGGATGAGTACGGAACTGATTTTTCCTTGCCGGATGGGAACAAATCGGAAATCTGCCAAATGACATTCACGCTCCATGAACAGCAAAAAGAATTGATCGAATATGCCATGACGTGTGTTGAAGATGAAATAACAGAAACGTTTGGCAACGCCAATAAAAACGGGAACGCATTATATGAGGTGATACGGCAATGGGCAGCGCAAAGGACTTGATTGTAAAAGTTATTCCGAGCAAGGTTGCCGTTCCGTTTGTGAAAACACACCATTACAGCGGAAAGGTTGTAAATAACAGCAATTTGCATTTCGGCGTGTTTTACGAAGGCAGACTTCACGGCGTTATGTCCTTTGGCCCGTCTTTAGATAAGTCTAAAATCCAAGGGCTTGTTGAGGGAACCGGGTGGAACGAATTCATCGAATTGAACCGCATGGCGTTTGACGATATTCTCCCACGCAATAGTGAAAGCCGTGCGATTTCGATTGCAATGAAACTAATCCGCAAAAACGCGCCGCAAATCAAATGGGTCATTTCGTTTGCGGATGGTTGCCAATGCGGTGACGGAACAATTTATCGTGCAAGCGGGTTTGTTTTGACAGGTTATTCAAGCGGATCAATGTGGAAACTTCCTGATTACCTCGTGAAAATAAACGGCGGGTCAGTTGCCCACAGAATGAAAGTGCAGAATAAATGCAGCGCATTGTCAAGGTATATTTTAGAGAGGACACATGGGAAAAACTTCACGCTGGAGAAGTGCGTCGAACAGTTCGGCGGGGAAATCCTTGAAGGGAAGATGTTCCGATATATCTATTTTATTGACAAAACATATAGAGACCGGCTTACCGTTCCGATTATTCCGTTTTCCAAAATCGACGAAATGGGCGCTGGAATGTACAAAGGGGAAAAGGTAACGCAAGCAGAAAGGCATCAATAACACGGCAATATGCGGCGGTGGTTTAACGGTAAAACATTCCGCATCCCGCGGAAAGATGGCGGTTCAACTCCGACCTCGCTGCTCCAAAATGCCGTGTACTGTGCCAAAAGGAGGGAGGGCGCGTATGGGAAGACCAAGGAAGGAAATCAAGCAAAAAGAATTTGAAAATCTATGTGGAATTCAGTGTACAAAACTGGAAATTTGTGCTTTTTTTGACGTGACTGACAAAACGCTTGAATCATGGTGTAAACGCACATATCATGCGGGTTTCTCCGAAGTTTTTTCGCAAAAGCGTGGAATGGGGAAAATATCACTGCGGCGTAAGCAATGGCAGCTTGCAGAAAAGTCCGCATCTATGGCTATTTGGCTTGGCAAGCAGTACCTTGATCAGCGGGACAATGTGGATGTGACCGTAGCCGATGCAAAGGGCATTGCGCTGGATGAGCTGGAAAAGATGGTGATTGGAGATGACAGCGGAACAGGCGGTGAAGCTGCTGAAGGATGAGCCGATAAAAATCGGCTGGGCTGTTGGCTTCAAGGATTTGACCGTCAAGCTGCATAACACATGGATGTGCGAAATGATACGGTCAAAGTCTGATAAGACGTTGCAGGCGCACCGGGGCAGTTACAAGACAACCTGCGTGTCTATCTCCCTGGCCTGCCTGATCGTGCTGCTGCCGAACAAAAAAATTATGTTCATGCGCAAAACGGACAGCGACGTGAAAGAGGTCATCTGGCAGGTGCAAAATATCCTTATGTCACCGTATATGCAGGCTGTTTGCGAAGTAATACACGGAAGACCGCTGGCGTTGACTACCGCATCAGCTGTGGAGATCAACACCAATCTTTCCCAGGACGCAAAAGGAACAGTGCAGCTTTACGGCTGTGGTATTTCCGGCTCCCTGACGGGTAAGCACTTCGATATTATTTTCACAGACGATATAGTAAATGTTCAAGACCGCATCTCCAAGGCAGAGCGTGACCATACGAAAATCATCTACCAAGAATTGCAGAATATCAAGAACCGGGGCGGCAGGATATTTAACACTGGCACACCCTGGCACAAAGAAGACTGTTTCACGCTGATGCCAGAAGCGGAACGGTACGACTGCTACCAGACCGGGCTTATATCCACAGAGACGCTTGCCAAAATCCGGGACAGCATGACCGCTTCCCTGTTTGCCGCAAACTACGAACTACGGCACATTGCGTCAGATGATGTGATATTCCGTGACCCGGTAACTGGTGCTGACCCTGCCCTTGCGGAACAGGGCATTTGCCATGTGGATGCTGCCTATGGCGGCGAGGACTACACGGCATTTACCATCTGCAAGAAACGCAATGGAAAATACTATGTGTTCGGGAAGATGTGGAGAAAGCACGTTGATGATTGCAAGGACGATATTATCCGGTATCGGAAAATGTTTAATGCCGGTGTGATTTACTGCGAGAACAACGGTGACAAGGGCTATCTGGCAAAGGATTTGCGGCGGCGTGGAGAACGGTGTGTGGAGTACCACGAAAACCAGAACAAATTCGAGAAGATTTCCAGCGTGCTAAAGCCTGAGTGGAAAAATGTCGTGTTTGTGGATGGAACGGACAAAGCGTACATCAACCAGATTTGCGACTACAACGAAGAAGCCGAGCATGATGATGCACCGGATAGCCTGTCCTGCATCGTCAAACGACTGTGGAGCAAAAAAGAAACTACACTTGACCCGGCAGCTGCTGCATTTTTGTAAGCAACTGAAATTTGATACTTTGGAGGGAACGAATGAAGACATACCAGGATTTGCAGGAAGCAATCACGAAGGGAACGCTGGGCGGATTTCTGCGTTCGGCAGTTCGGGAGCATCAGGGAAGCAAGGCCTACAAAGATGCTGTGGACGGGATGGCGTATTACAACAAGCATAACATCACCATCGAGAAATTCCAGAAATTCCTTTTTACTCTGTCCGGCAACAAAACGCCTGACATTTGGAGTAGTGACTACCGGCTGAAAACGCTGATGTTTCGGCGGCTTGTGCTGCAAGAAGTGGGCTACATCTGCGCAAACGGCGTGAGCATGGACGAAAAAGAAAAGCTAGGCACTGATTTTGATAACAAGCTTCAGACTGCGGCGAAACTGGCTCTGGCGCAGGGCGTAGCCTTCGGGTACTGGAATCTGGATCATCTGGAAGTATTCTCTTTTGCCGACACTCCCGGAAATCCTGGTTTCGTTCCCCTGCTGGATGAAAACACTTCTGAGCTGATGGCCGGTATCCGGTACTGGTTCCGGGAGACCGGGAACAAGACGCTTTTCCGGGCAACGCTGTATGAATTGGACGGCGTGAGCGAGTGGGCGGCGGAAGGCAGCGACGATGCTACCATGATAACGGCGAAGCGGGCATATATCCTGAAAGAGCTACGGAATGACCTTGGCGTTGTAGATGTCTGCGACGAGAATTACACCCGGCTCCCTATTGCTACGCTTTACGGCAACGACACCCACGAAAGCGAATTGGTGGGTCTGCGTGGCTCCATCGACTGCTATGATTTCATCAAATCCGGGTTTGCCAACCAAATTGACGACACCAGCGGCATATATTGGATTCTGAAAAACACCGGAGCCATGGATGACAAAGACTTGGCACAATTTGTGCAGCGGATGAAGAGCGTCAAGGCTACTATGCTTGACGGCAGCGATGGCACGGCAGCAGAGGCACACACACTGGATGTACCCGTGGAAGCACGAAAAACCATGCTGGATATCTTGCGGCGTGACCTGTACGAAGATGCACAAATGCTGGATGTATCGGCTTTGTCCGCTGCGGAAAAAACCGCTACGGAGATTTCGGCGGCATATCAGCCGCAGGATAACAAGTGCGCAGATTTCGAGTACTTCCTGATTGATTTTATCCGGCAGATTTGCGCTGTGGCTGGAATCGATGACCCGGAACCGGCGTTCACCTGGAACAAGGTCATCAATCAGGCAGAAATCACGAATATGGTTATATCCGCAGCTGAATTCCTGGACGATGAAACGACCCTTCGGCATTTGCCGTGGCTATTGCCGGAGGAAGTGCCGGAGATTCTGAAACGGCGAGATGAGGCAGATTTGAAGCGTATGGGCGCAATGCAGAATCATGGTACACAGAATCAGCAACAGGAAAACCAGCAGGAGCAGCAGCCGCCGGAGGGTTAACCTATGGCCGATTATGGGCACAAGGAGACCGACAAGCGATTGGCGGTGATGGAAAAGCGAATTGCAAAGGTATATGCTGATACTCTGTCAGAAGCCAAGGACAAGCTTTCTGCTGTGCTGGCAGAATTCCGGGAGCTTGACGAAAAGAAAGCGCAGGCCGTTGCAGATGGGAAGCTGTCAAAGAAGGCATATACAGGATGGCGGCAAGAGCTGCTAGGCAAAGAAAAGCATTTGCGAGATATGATCGATGTGCTGACCGAGGATTTCACCAACGCCGACAAAATCGCAATGAAAATTGTGAACGGCGAAGCAAAAGACGTTTACGCCCTGAATGCCAATTATGCCGCTTATGATATCGAGAAGAAAGCAAACGTCAATTTGTCGTGGACGCTATACGACCATAGCACGGTGGAACGCCTGATCCGGGAAGAGCCGAACCTGCTTCCCCTTCCGTCCGTAGATGTGCCTGTTGATAAGCGTTGGAACCAGAAGCATATCACGGCAGCTATCAACAAAGGCATTCTGCTGGGCGACCCCATCCAGGACATTGCCAAGCGGCTTGTGACTGTGGCAAGCATGGATTTGAACGCCGCTGTCCGCTCTGCCCGGACGGCAACCACGGCGGCGGAATGTGCCGGGAGAATCGATACCTACAAATATGCGCAATCTATCGGAATCGAACTGGAACAGGAGTGGCTTGCTACGCTGGACGGCAGAACCCGGCACGAGCACCGACTGCTTGACGGTCAAAGAGTAGCCGTAGGTGAGGCATTCCATGTGGGCGGTGATTCTATCCGATATCCCGGAGACCCGCAAGCACCGGGGTATCTGATTTACAATTGCCGATGCACTTTGGTTTCCGTAGTGAAGGGTATCGACCAAAGCGACGCACCCAGGGCTTCCAAACTGGACGGGGTGAGCTATGAGGACTGGAAAGCGGGAAAAGAGCAAGAAAGTGTTGAAAAATCCGGGAAAAGTGGTATAATAGCATCAGATAAGAGTGATTCTGTAAGTGCCAGGAATTCCGCTATTGGAAAACCGAATTTTGTAAATGCCGGTGCACCGCTTAGCAAAAAGCAAAGGACTTTGCTTAACAGTTTGCAGAATGACGGAGATTTTGTATCTGTCAGCAAACGGGAATGCAGTTTGAAAGACATTGCTGCTCTGTCTGCCCATGAGGGCGTGGAGTTTGCCATGTTGACCAGAAAAGGCGAACGTATGATTTTCCGCGGAAACGACCATCATGTAAATTCCTTGAATGGTTTAACTGTACCGACATATCGGGATGCCGGATGGAAATGGAGCGGCCATACCCATGTGTATGGTGGTTTGCTTCCGTCGGATGGAGATACAAAAATTCTTAAACTTTTCAATCAAAAACAATCTGCAATTTATGACTACCGTGGTCAATGGGGGATAATGTATGCAGAAGAGAAGACTGATTAACCTTGATAAGGCGAAGGTATTTCTTAAAAATTATTGTGAAGGAAAGCAAATTGATTTTGAGAAAGCCAAACGGCAAATTCGAGCAAATAGCACAATGGGCGTTATCCTTTGCGTATCAAATCCAGATGCACCAGAACCGGACGGGCTGGCGAACGACATTGAAACGTTGATGCTCCCCACACTCTGGATTAAAGAAGATGAAAATGGGAATCTGTACGCTGTGGAAACAGAATACACAAGGAAATACCTTTACGGAAAGGAATAACCGATGGCAAAACGGATTCAAAAATCCTCCGGCGGTGGAGACTTCCATGTGACAATTGATTCTCTCAACCTGACAGATGACGTTACCAGGGAATTGCGGCTGGCTATTCACAGGGCGTTGGTCACAATCGGCCTGGTGGCGGAGGGCTACGCAAAACGGCTTTGCCCCGTGAGAACCGGCAGGCTGAGAAACAGCATCACCTTTTACACCGACGATGACACGGTAACAATCGGAACGAATGTGGAATATGCCCAGTGCGTGGAAGAAGGCACTTCCAAGCAAAAAGCGCAGCCGTATTTGCGTCCGGCAGTTGAGAACCACCTTGACAAATACAAGGCAATTGTGGAAAAAGAGCTGAAAGGTGGCTAAATGGAAAGTAAGGAAATTAACATTCTGGGAGCGGCTTATACGCTGACGATTACCAGCAAAAGCCAAGATGTCAGGTTGAAAGATGCGGACGGCATCTGCGACGAGACCGTGAAGGAATTGCTTGTGGATAACTACGCCGGTTCCGAGGATGATCCAACTTGTAAGAAAAATTTAGCGGTTCAGATTCGAAAGAACAAGCGACATGAGATTATTCACGCTTTTCTTTTCGAAAGTGGCCTTGCGGAAAATTCCAGCTGGGCGCAAAACGAAGAAATGGTGGATTTCTTCGCAATCCAGTTTCCAAAACTGGTGGAAGCGTTCAAAGCAGCTGACGCTATGTAAAACACAATACCATCTTCCCTACCCCGTGGCGGTTATCCGCTGCGGGGTTTTCCATTTTGAAATCATCGAACAAACGAGTGAAAAATGTGTATCACGGCCTACTTTTTGTGCTACGGTAAAAATATCAAAGGGAAAAGAACTTCCCCCGAAGAAAAGGAGATACATGTCATGGCATTAACTCGCAATTTTTTGAAGAGCATGGGGCTGACCGAAGAACAGGTTGCCACCATCATCGAAGCACACACCGACACTGTGGATGGGCTGAAAGACCTAATCGCCACCTACAAGGCGGACGCTGAAAAGTTGCCTGGCGTTCAGAAGGAATTGGACGACCTGAAAAAAGAGGGCGGCGATGGAGGCTTTAAGGCCAAGTACGAAAAGGAAAAGAAGGATTTCCAGGACTACAAGGCGGGAATCGAAGCTAAGGAGAGTGCGGCAGCCAAAGAAAAGGCGGCAAGGGCGTACTTCGAGAGCAAGGGAATTCCCGCCGAGAGCATGGCTCTGGTGATCCGGGGCGCAAAGGCTGAAATTGACGGCCTGACGCTGGATGGGGAAACCATCAAGGACACCGCTGCTCTGGACGGACTGCTTTCCGGCGACTACAAGGGGCTGGTTGGGAAAGTCAAAAAGAACGGAACCCAGACCCAGACACCGCCCGATACCACGGATGGAGTAAAAAGCCGGGCTGAAATCTACAAGAAGGATGATAAAGGCCGGTATCTGCTGTCTACCGCAGAGCGGCAGGCTGCGCTTGCGCAAAGCTTAGCAAGCGAAAATGAATAAAATCGAAAGGAGCTGTTGAAATGGCAGCAAAAACGAACGTAACTACAACTGCGCAGTACACGACTACCGCCCGTGAGGTGGATTTCGTGACCCGGTTCAACGACAACTGGGACGCATTGCGCACGATCCTGGGCATTATGCGACCTATCCGCAAAGCCCCCGGCACTAAGCTGGTATCCTATAAGGCTGAGGTGGACGGCGGCCTGAAGGGCGGTTCCACCGTTGCGGAAGGCGACGAGATTCCTTTCACCAAAATGAAGGTTGCCCCTGTTGCCTATGGCGACATTGAGGTATCCAAGTACGCAAAAAGCGTAACCATCGAGAGCGTTGCCAAGTACGGCGCAGAGGTTGCCGTGGAAAAGACGGATGACGCTTTCCTGGTTGCCCTTCAGAACAAGATTCTGGGCGACTTCTACGCCTTCCTGGCTACCGGCTCCCTGGCTCTGACCCCCAAGACCTGGCAGCAGGCACTTGCACAGGCAAAGGGCAAAGTGCTGGCAAAGTTCATGGGCATGGACAAGGACGTGACCGAGGTCGTAGGATTTGCAAACATCATGGATTTCTATGACTACCTGGGCGATAAGGAAATTACCACCCAGACCATGTTTGGCCTGACCTATGTCCAGAACTTCCTGGGCTACAGCACCCTGTTCCTGCTGCCCGACAAGTATGTTGCCGCTGGTAAGGTCATTGCTACCCCTGTGGAAAACATTGACCTGTACTACGTTGATCCTAGCGACAGCGACTTCGCAAAGCTGGGTCTGAACTACACCGTGAAGGGCGAAACCAACCTGATCGGTGTGCATGTCGAGGGCGACTACAGCCGTGCAACCGGCGATATGTATGCCATCATGGGCATGAAGCTGTGGGCAGAATACCTGGATGGCATTGCAGTTGCCACCGTTACGCCGGGGGGTTAAAAGCGGCACTGGCTAATGACACCGCACCGGCAGCCGTGGACTTTGACGGCATGACGAAAGCCCAGCTTTTGGAATACGCCAAAGAACACGGCATTGCCGGGGTCAGTGCCGCAATGAGCAAAGCGGATATTCTGGCCGCCGTTAAGGGCCAGTGAAAGGAGGGGGAAACATGGGGCAGACAACGCCCGTAAGTCTATACGAGCTGCTTGTGTACCTGCGGAATTTCTTTCCCGGTGAAAAGTGGCAGTTTTTCGGCGAGGATATCACGGAGAAGCGTCTGCTCCTCCCCGGCCTGGAAAACGGAGACTATTACCTGATTGAAGGAAGCCGCCGAAACAACGGTATCCATGTATACGGGAACTCTGATTTGCGTAGCGAGACCTACAGCGGTATCGTGACCGAGCTTTGCATCCCTACGGAGCTGCTGATTCTGCTGGATGAAATTAACGTCTGGCAGGAGAAACACGCTGAGGCTTTGCAAAGCCCATATCAGAGCGAATCGTTCGGTGGGTATTCGTACACCAAAGCAAGCGAAAGCGGCGGCACAGGCGAAAGCATGAGCTGGAAGACAGTGTTTGCGCCACGCTTGCGGATGTGGAGGAAAATATGAGTTTGCTTGATAATTTTCTGAAGGACGCTTGCGTCCTGATGGAAAAGAAGCGCACACCGGATGGGGCAGGCGGATGGATTTCGGAATGGACGGAAGGAGCGGCGTTCCACGCTGCAATTATCCTGGATACGTCCATGCAAAGCCGGATTGCCGAAAAAGAGGGCGTTACCAATGTGTACACCGTCACCACCCGAAGGAACACTCCCCTATCCTTCCATGATGTTTTCAAGCGGCTATCGGACGGCGCAATTTTCCGGGCAACCAGCAACGGAGCGGATAAGCGGTCTCCGGATTTCGGCACCCTGGATATGTGCCAAGTGACCGCCGAAAGGTGGGTGCTAAGTAAGTGACGGCAGACAAAGCACTACACCAATTTTTCAACGGTTTCGGCATTCCTGCTTTCCCGGAGACAGCTGTCCCGGATAAGCAGGAAATGCCATATATGACATACTCGTTCGCTACGGCCATTTTCGGGGAGATGCCCGTAAATCTGACTGTAAACATCTGGTATAAGACGGAATCCGAAACAATCCCAACCGCAAAGGGTGCGGAAATCGGAGAGGCAATAGGCCGAGGCGGATGTACCGTAGATGTGGACGGCGGCTATATCTGGCTTTTGCGTGGCTCCCCATTTATGCGAGCTGTTCCGGACGAGGAAAACACAATCAAGCGGCGGGTTCTAAATATCACCGCCGAATATTTCGTATAAGGAGGAAAACGATGAAATATACGCAGATTCCACAGGACACTTTCAAGGAACTGGTAATGAACGCTGGCATTCTGCTTTCTTCTTTCGATCCATCTACGGCAGAAGTAGCTGCCAATAGCATCATCGGCGCAACTAGCGGTGATGTGACCTTTGTTGCTACGCCTACTTTCACGGACTTGGGCGAGGATATCAACAATTGCCCGAAAAACACGAAAGAGTTGAAACGCCTGGAGAGCTGGGAAACAAAGGTTAGTGGTACATTCGTGTCCGTGAACGTTGCCAATGCAAAGGCAATGACGGCGGCAGCCGATGAAGTGTCCGGGAAAATTACCCCGAGAAACGATATCGCAGAGAGCGATTTCCAGGATATTTGGCTTGTGGCAGACTATTCAGACAAGAATGGCAAAAAAAACGGCGGGTATCTCGCAATCCACATGCTGAATAGCCTTTCCACTGGCGGTTTCCAGCTTAAAACCGGAGATCAGAGCAAAGGCCAGTTCTCTTTCGAATTTACTGGGCACTATTCGATCAATGCACAGGATACCCCACCGTTTGAAATCTATATCAAGGCCGGTGAAGCCGAACCTGGTATGGGAGGCTAAACATGAGAAAACTATCCGAATTTGGGACGGACGAATGTTTGGATGTGCTTTGCGAAATCACGCCGCACATTGTGAACATCGTTTCCGATGAGGAAATTATGAACGCTATCGGCAAGCCGATGGACAAAACAACCGTCACTAAGGTTGGGGTCATGCTGCTGGGGGCGCAGAAGATCACCGCTGTTGTACCGCTGTTGCTGAAAACCCACCGTGCTGATATCTACGCAATTCTGTCTGTTATGGAGGGAAAGAGCGTCGAGGAAGTAGCGAAGCAAAGTACTATGGCTACGCTCTGGCAAATCAAAACGCTGAGTGAGGACAAAGAGCTCCTAAGTTTTTTCAAATCGTGGGGGCGTGGGGAAAAGAGCGAATAATCGGTGCTCTGTGCGCCCTCCCACGAGTACGAGCGAGGGCGTACCTCTCCATTCTTCCGGTGAAATTAAAAAAACAACGTGAGCAAGAAATCTTATATCGGTATATCACGGACGGTATCCAGATGATTACCGAGAATACTGCTGTTCATGCAGGGCAATCGTATTTGTCGATCAGCTACACAGACATCATACACCCGAAGCCGAAAGAAACACGATCAGCGGAGGACATCGTCGCAGATGTGATGAAAAAAGCCGGGTTAAAACTTGTAACGAAAGGCGGTGAACCGGATGGCGGCTGACATTTTTAATTTATGCGCCAAAATTACCCTAGATACAAGCGGATATGAGCAAGCACTAAAAAACTCTGAGCGGCAAACAAACATGTTTGTTGATGTGCTAAAAGCCAATCTTGCAAGTGGGGCAATTATTTCCGGGGTTAAAAAACTCGCCAACGTTGTATCTGATGTCGGAAAAGCGGCGTATACCAATTATGCACAATATGAGCAACTTGCAGGCGGCGCAGAACTGATGTTCGGGGACGCTTATGACTTTGTAGCTCAGAAAGCGAAAAACGCCTACAAGACCGTGCAAATGTCGCAAAATAACTATTTGCAGCAGGTAAACGGGTTTGCCACCGGCCTAAAAACTGCCCTTGACGGCAACGCACAGGCCGCTGCGGAACTGGCTGATAAGGTTATCACTGCCGAAGCTGACGTTGTGGCAGCAACGGGCAATTCCCAAGAAGCCGTGCAAAATGCCTTTAACGGCATTATGAAATCCAACTATACCATGCTTGACAATTTGCAGCTGGGCATTACTCCCACAAAAGAGGGATTCCAGCAGCTTATTGACACGGTAAACGAGTGGAACGAGGAAAACGGCAAAGCCACAGAGTACACCATTGACAACCTAGCGGATTGCCAAGCCGCCCTTGTTGACTACATCGATATGCAGGGGCTTGCGGGGTATGCGGCAAACGAAGCGGCGGACACCATAGAAGGTTCCACAGCGTCCATGAAAGCCGCATGGGAAAACCTGGCAACCGGGATGGCTGATAATAACGCCGACATGACTGAATTGGTTCAGGATTTTGTTGACAGTGTATTTACAGCTGGAAAAAACATTGTCCCACGGGTAAAACAGATTGTGACTGGTGTTGGAACCGCAACAACGGAAGCTATTTCGTATTTGCGGGAAACCAACAGCACGATTGACCTTGTTGTTACAGCCATAGAGGATGTGACAATGGCCGCCGCCACGGCAGGGGCTGTACTTGTTGCCAACATGGCCGGTAATGCAGTACGCAATATTGCTACAATTTTCACTGCAAACGCAACGGCTTTAGAATATTTCACAGTCGAAAGTGGCAAAGCCGCTGTCCAGGAAGCAACCCTAAACGGCGTTTTTTCCGTTAGTGAAATAGCCGTTGGCGTGCTGACCGGGAAAATTTCTTTGGCTACTGCTGCGCAGTACGCATGGAACACGGCCATGAATGCAAACCCTATCGGGTTAATGGCGGTGACTATCGCCGGTGCTGCAGTGGCGACAAAAAAACTTGCCGATGCTAGCAAGGATCAGATTAAAGCACTTGCTGGCCAGGCCGAAACAATCGAAGACGCTAGGCAAAAATATGCTGACCTGAAATCAGAACTCGAAGAACTCGAAAACGGTTCTGGCGGCTGGACATATGAACGAATAGCGCATATCCACGGGTTAAAACAGGCCATTAAAGAAGTCGAAGACCAAATTGCAGAGTTCGAGCAGACAGAAGCCGAAGCAGCTGAGGAAGCCGCTAAGCCAGCAAACGTCTTTAAGGCGGCAACCGAAGAATATGCCGCTGCAGCGCAATCTATCCTGGAGGACTACCAAAATACATACACCACCATCTACAATGGGTTGCATGACACTGGGTCTGCGTTTACCGATGTCGTCGAAGCTACGAAGATTTCGTGGGCTGACGCTATGGCAAACATCAAAGCAAACACTGCAGTTCTTGGCGCAATGGATGAAAACTTTGCTTTCGTGGAACAAGCAGCCGAAGACTCTGGCGTAAGTATCGATGGATTTTCGCAATATTTGGCGTCCATGAGCACGGAGGATGCTGCAGGGTTGCTTGCAGCGTTAAGATCGGAACTTGAAAAAGTCGGTACAGATTCGGCCGGAGCAAAAGACACACTGACCGAGCTGTCAAGTGCTATTGAAAGTTACAAAAATGCGGGAACAGAATACTCTGACGGTCTGGCGTTAGCGGTCGAGAACGTAAAAAGCCGTATGCAGGAAGCCGCAGACAGTTACGTTGAGAAAGTGGGTGACCTTGACCAAGAATCAGCTGCAATGCAAGCGGCAACCAACACCATGAACGGCCTTATTTCTGGAATCAGTAATAGCACGTCCGGAGTTCTAGGCAAATTGGATTCTCTGGCATCACAGATGAAATCCAGGCTGACAAATAGCTTCAAAAACTTCACGCTTACGATAAAGGCAAATGTCGAAGCCAGCAACATTCCCAAAGCTAAGAGTGGCCTAGACTATGTGCCTTACGACGAGTACTTGTGCTACTTGCACGAGGGAGAAGCGGTTCTGACAAAAGCGGAAGCACGGCTATGGAGGGCTAGAAAATCTGCTAACGCAACTAGCACCAGTGTGGCAACGGATGAAAACACCAGCAGTGGGAAAAGCCGTGGCATGACGATTATCCAGAACATTCAGGCGGTTGTTCAGTCGGAAGTGGAGCTTGCGGCGGCAACAGAGGCATACTTCACGCAAGCGAGGTGGGCAATGTGAAGAATTTCAACAATTTAGCAAAGCTATTTCGCTATGTGAATGAAAATGGGGATAACGTGACATTTGATTTTGCCGGTGGGTTTCTCATCAACAAACCAGTTGGAATTGACACGGTATCCGTTACGCTGTCGCAAGCTAAAGGTATCAACCAGACCGGCGCAACAATCCAGAGCAAAAACGTGCAGCCTAGGCCTGTAAATATTACTGGATATATCGTTGGCGAGGGTCAGGCTGACAAGAAAGAAAAACTGTTGTCTGTCATTCGGCCTGACCTAGGCGGCAAGCTATACGCCGATGATTACTATTTGAACGTGTATCCCACAGCAACGCCGAACATCGAACCGAAACGATGGGGCGCACAGTTCCAGTTTTCACTTTTAGCGGCCTATCCGTATTGGTGCAAGGATGATTCCGCTTCCGTTGCGCTAGCTGGTATTGAACCGCTATTCAAGGTTGGGCATTGGGACAGTGCCAAGCAATGCGTAGTTGGAGACTGGAATATCTCTAGGCAATACCAGTTCGGGCGGCTGAAACAAGAACTGTTTATGAACGTTCCAAACCGTGGACAAGTCCCGGTTCCGTTCACGGCCACATTTACGGCGAGTGGCGACGTAGAAAATCCCAAAATCACCAACGCCGCAACAGGCAAATTCCTGATAGTCAACAAGTCCCTTGTCAGCGGAGAGCGGTTGTCGGTACAGATTACGCACGACCGGACTTACGTCACGTCTTCCGTGGATGGGGATTGTCGGGGTGCGCTGAGCCTGAAAAGCAACCTGTTCCATCTGGAAGTTGGGGATAACGTATTGAAGCCGGAAGCGAAGAGCGGGCTTGCAAATCTACAAGTCGGCATTGACTTTGCAACAGAGATTGTGGGGATTGCGCTATGAGCTTTGAAATTTACCCTGAAGATTTCCATACCCGGTATGAAATCCGACACGCAATCAGTATTATCATGTCCATCTATTACAACGATATTGGGAAACTGATACTTGTTGCACCTGTCAGCGATTACAATATTTCCGCCTTGAAAGTTGGTAATTTGCTATATGACACCGACAGAAAAGTAACATTTGTAATAGAAAACACGAAAATTGACACGACCACAAACCGGATAACGGCAAACGGGTACACTACGAATTGGTACTTAAACAAGCGCATTATTGCAACCGAGTACCATATGACGAACATCGAAACCGGCGTGTATAAAATGGTGAGCGATAATCTCCGAGGGCTGACAAGAATCCAGATTGCAGAGGCAACCGGGATGGAGGACAAAACGGACAACATCTTCAAAGGCGGCTATCTGCTGGATGAAATCATGCCCTTTCTGGAAGAGAAGGGCATAGGCCAAACAATGGAATGGGATCCTGACAATCTGACCCACACATTCCGCCTATATAAAGGGCGTGACCTAACGAACGGCATCCACGCCATTGTCTTTTCCGAGGAACAAGGAACAGCGAAAGACCTGGTTATCAATGACGATGATTCTACCCTTTGCAATGTGGCGTATGTGCAGGGAAGTCTTGGGGGCAAAGACAATACATTTGTCGTAATTGTCGGAGACGCTGAGGGCGACAACCGGCGTGAAGTGTGGTTTGAAACCGCAGTCAACCAAGAAAATGATGAATCAGTGGCCGATTGCAAAGAACGTGCCCGTGCCTATGGGCAAATGGAACTTGGAAAGCGTATCCGGCGAAAATCCTTTTCCGTGTCCATCGACCCGGAAGACCTGGGCAAATATTACGACCTTGGGGACATTGTGTCGTGCGTGTCTGCCCGGTTCGGCGTGTCCTTTAATGCCCGGATTACCGGTATTAAGTACACTCTTGACAACAACAAGACCCGGACGGAAATCCTTCTGGGTGACCCTATCTTGACAGCATTGGGGGCGATGAAATTAAATGGCTAATATCAAAAGTTTTCCCAACAATCAGGACGTTTTCATCGGCGCAGAAGATGTAATGCGTTGGCACCACGGCAGAACATCCGGCGTATTCGCCGCTGATGGCAATGCCGCTGTCCGTGCACTGTCTACCCCCGGCATGGCGGTGGAAGTCACAGATGGAACCGGCTGGATGACGAACGCCGGTGGAAATGGTGTGGTGTGGTGGATTGACAACGAAACGAAAGACGGAGAGAAGCTGAAACTTACCATTGACCCGGCAGACGGTGTATTAAACCGAATTGACCGGGTGATTGTGGAGTGGAAGACCACAAACTATGTGGACTATCCGGAAGTTAAAATCCTGAAAGGCAAAACGTCCAGTACTGCGGCGGCCCCGGCACTAACTAACACTAATATTGTGCAGCAAATCAGTCTTGCGCAAATCTACATTGCGGCTGGTGCTACGGCAATTACCGGTTCAGCAATTACGGACGAACGCTTGAACACTTCCGTATGCGGCCTAGTGACCGAGAAAGTCAGCGTTGATACCGGCACCATGCAAAGCCAGTTCAGCACAATGTTGTCCGAAACAAAGGAGAAGGTTAACACCGTTCTTGGCGATACCACGTCACAGGCACGGGGTGTGCTTGACGCAATCAATCAGGAACTTGCAGACCTGGAAGCCGGAACGGCGGTGGAGCTGAAGAAACTGACATTTGCGGATACCACCGTCCCGGTATCGGCCTTTGTGGCGGATAGCACATACCAGGATTATCCTTTCCGGGCGGCGGTGACGCTTGCAAATGTGATTGCGTCCATGATCCCAAACGTGGTGTACAGTGTTGCCGCCTTGACGGACAACAATTTTGCCCCGGTGGCGGAGTGCCATAACGGCGGTGTGTATATCTATGTTGATAGCAAGCCGTCCGCACCTGTTAACATCGACACAATTATCTGTTGGAAGGGATGATGATGATATGTACAGAGGGACAACCCCAACTTTGACGTTCACGCTTCCATTTTCAACGGAAAACATTGACAACGCATATATTACATTTGCCCAGTACGGAACTGTAAAAATCGACAAGCCGTTGCAGGACTGCAAATGTGATGACAACAAGCTTGTTGTCCGCCTGACCCAGGAAGAAACGCTGTCTTTGCGGTGTGATTGCGCTGTTGAAATGCAAATCAGTATCCGGGTGGGTGAAAATGTCATGCGGTCACAGATCATTTCAACGACCGTGGAGCGTATCTTGAAGGACGGTGAAATTCCGTGAGTTTCGCCGTTACATTCAGCCAGACACCGGAATTCGCCGTGCAGCTGGATGGGGGAAACACTTTCGGGGCGGAATACGACGAAAGCTTTGTTATGTCATCTAGCTATAACGACCTAAAGGACAAGCCCACCCTGAACGGCAAGACGATTCAGGGAGCCATGGACGAAGAAGACCCGACCGTTCCGGACTGGGCAAAGCAACCGACAAAGCCGGGGTACAGCGCCGAAGACGTCGGCGCTATTCCGGCTGATTCCGCCCTGGGCGAGGCGGATTTAGAATACATGTGGGATACCACAGAAATCTAATTTTTACGGAGGAAAAAAGCATGAGTGAAGTATTGGGTAAATCTTGGGGCACCGCACTGATTACGAAGGTCAAAGCGGCACTGAACAACAAGGTAGAAAAGGTATCTGGTAAGGGCCTGTCTACCAACGACCTGACCGCCGCTCTGAAAACCAGCTATGACGGGGCCGTTACCGGTGTAGCCGACCTGAAAAAGGTAGGGGCAGAGAAAAACAAGATTGTCGGCGTAAAGGTCAACGGCACTGCCCTGACCATTGATTCCACCCGTAATGTGGACGTGACCGTTCCCACCGATGCACAGATTGGCGAGAAAATCGAGGGTTACGGCTACCAGACTGCGGCCCAGGTAGACACAGCTATCGGAAACAAGGGCTACCAGACCGCCGCAAATGTAAAAAGCACCGTGGAGGGCTACGGGTATCAGACTGCGGCCCAGGTGGAAACCAAAATCACCGGCAAGGGTTACCAGACGTCCACCCAGGTGCAGAACGCTATCAATAGCGCCCTGTCCGGTGTTACCGGGATTGAATTCAGCGTGGTTACCGCCCTTCCCGCAACCGGCGTAAAGGGCACCATCTACCTGGTTGCACACGCTCACGGCAGCGGCGACAGCTACGACGAATACATCTGGCTTGCCGACAAAAAGACCTTTGAGAAGATCGGCAACACGGATGTTGACTTGTCCGACTACCTCAAGGCCGCCGATATCACGGAGCTGACGGAAACCGACCTGAATACCATGTGGGGCGCATAAAGGGGGAGAGTGAGCCATGGTAACGCTGACCGAAGGGGCCGTTAAATGGCTCATTGCGAAAGTCAAGGCGACGGCAACAGCAGCGGGGAAGAAATACAAGAATATTCAAATCCCGGTATCCGCATGGCGGGAAGAAGAAACCGAAAACGGTTATCACTATGCGGCAGATATCCAGGCCCAGGGCGTGACAGCGGACGAAGTTCCGCTTGTCATGTTCTCCGGGGATACTGGCGGACTGGAGACTATGTGTGTTTCGGGCGCTGACAAGGTGACCGTGTACGCCGACGCTATCCCAAACTACATTGTTACCGTGCAAAGCATAACCACATTATAGGATGGTGAAAATATGATTGGAATTACGAATGCAGGCGGCAGCGGTGCCGGGTGCAAGCTGACCGTTACGGCCCCCGTTGGTGCCGCTATCACCGTGACGAACACGGCGGGAAAGGTCAAAAGTAAGACTGTCGGGGCCAACGGCTTGGCGGTATTCCGGGGCCTGACAGAAGGGAAATGGACGATTACCATTTCCAACAGCACGGACACAGCCAGCAAGACGGTGGAAATCAAGGCGGACTACCAGGCGGAAATCACGTTTTTCTCGGCCACAATCAACATCACCTATCCGGCTGGCCTTGTGTGTACGGCCACGAATGGCAGCACCACCCTGAATGCGCCGGACACCAGCGGCACATGGGCGTGTGCAGTGACGGAGGCAGGCGAGTGGACGGTGAAGCTGAGCACCGGCTTTGCGGAGAAGGTGACGGTTGGAGCCAGCGGCGAGAGCCATACCGTGAACAAGTGGTACTTATATAAAAATGGCGATAAGCGCACGGATGTAACCGGTGGTTGGAGCGAGAGTAAGGCGGGAAATGGAAAAATCACCTGGGATACAGACAATGTGCGTCTATACTACGCAGGCACAAGCGCACGCTTTGCATCTATCTACACAGCTAAAAAAATGCAAATAATGGGGTGGTCAAAGCTTTGCACCAAAGTGTCAGTGGTATTTACAAACAATGCTGATTTCCATGGGGGTGTTTTTGGCATAAGCAATGACGCATACCTTGGAGCCAGTAATGCAAAAGACGCATATGCCTATATGGTTGCGGCTACTAGGATTACCAAATCGCTTGATGACAACACAATTGTATCGACAGATATTTCCAAAGCGCAGGGCGGCGATTATGTTGTGCAAATTGTTGCTAGTACGGCGGATATCACAATCCACGAAATTTATTTGGAGGTGTGACTATGACAATCTACATTGACAGTGATTACAAGTGCCACACCGCACCGGGGGACGGCCTGACAGCAGTTGAGACGGACTACTTTGACGGAAAGTGTCAAGCCTACATCGAGGGATACCGCTTTGTGCCGAATGGTGAAACCTGGGAACGTTCGGATGGCGTAGTTTTCCAGGGAGAGATGGTATCCCCATGGAAGCCATGGCGGGAGCTGGATAGTGCCCAGAGAGCCTATGAGCAGGAGCAGCTGGAAAGCCTGACCGCACAGAATGCCGAGCTGCTGGACGCTATGGCGGCTATGGTGGAGGATATCTACAATCAAGACGTATCGGAAATTGGAGGGGAGTAACGGTATGTTTGCCGTATCCATAAATTTTTATAACTGGAGGAAATTTGTTATGTACGAAAGCATGAAGATTCTGATTGGCCGGAAGTTCTACAAGACCGCCGAGGTGGCACGGAAGAAGCTGGATGTGTTCTACGCCCGGAACCGGATTACCGATGAGGAGTACATGGAGCTGGATGACCTGGTGAATACCGTGTACGGTGCGGATGAGAACGGCGGCTAAGCTGCTGTGGCTGGTGGTTCTAGCCCTGCCAATGCTGGTGGGGCTGTCCATCGGATTTGTGGCTTTGGCAGTGGGGAAGGAGGACAGGCTATGACCACCAAACAGGTGCAGTGCTTGCTTGCCTATCTGGGCTACCCGGTGGGCGCACCGGATGGGATCACAGGAAACCAGACCCGTCAGGCTGTGAAGCTTTTCCAGGCGGCGGAGGGGCTAAAAGCGGACGAAGACCCAGGCCAGGAGACCCAGGCCGCCCTCCTAGCGGCGGTTGCGGCAGGGAGAATGTACACGCCCACCAAAACGGAAAACGCCGAGACGGGGACTTTCTGGGACGATATTCAACACTTCCGGCGGGCGGAATTCCGGTGTCAGTGCGGCGGCAAATATTGCAACGGCTTCCCGGCGGAACCGGTGGAAGAAACCGTACGGCTGGCGGACGAAATCCGCCGCCGTGCCGGTGTGCCCCTGAACGTCAACTCGGGTGTGCGGTGCAAACAGCACAATGCCGATGTGGGCGGCGTGTGGAACTCCCTGCATCTGACCGGCCAGGCCATTGACCTTGCTCCCATCGGCGGTGACATTTCCGCCGCCCGGTTGCAAGAAATCGCCGAGCAGGTGCAGGCAGAAAAGATGCCCGGACGTGGCGGTCTAGGCCGCTACGATTGGGGGGTACATATCGACAATGGAAAGTACAGCCGGTGGAACGGCTGAGAAGGGAGTATGCCAATGGAAGAAGCTGAGATCACTAAGTGGATTTCCGCTGTAGAGCAGCGGAGCAAGTCCAACTCCCACCGGCTGGAAGCGCTGGAAAAGCAGACGGAAGCAGTAAACCGCTTGGCAACGTCCGTTGCCGTCATGGCGGAGAAGGTGGAGACCACCGGGGAGAAGGTTGACGGCCTTTGTACGGATGTGCAGGAGCTGAAATCCGAACCCGGTAAGCGGTGGAAGTCTGTGGTAGAAAGGGTCATCTACATCGTCGTAGCCGCTGTCGTAGGGTTTATTCTTGCCCGGCTTGGGCTGGGCTAAAATTTAAGGAGGAAAATAAAATGATTAACTGGACTGTACGATTCAAAAACAAAAACTTCTGGCTGGCGGTGATTCCCGCTGTGCTGCTGCTGATCCAGACCGTGGCCGCCGTGTTCGGCTACACCCTGGATGTTGGCGACATCGGCAATCGGCTGATTGCCGTGGTCAACGCCGTCTTTGGTGTGCTGGTGATCCTGGGTGTGGTCAATGATCCTACCACCGCCGGTATCTCCGATAGCAAGCAGGCGCAGAATTACATTACCCCCAGAAAGGATTGATGCGGTAGGTGGACAAGCCCGGGTTAAATCGGGTGGTCATTGACGAGTTTGACAGGCTGGCGTGTCTTACGCCGCTGGAAAAGGATGTCTTAACCACCCGTGCCGCCGGGCACTGCCAATACTGGCAATCACAAAAATATAGTGTGTCCCAAGCTACGATAACTAGGGTCGTCCGACGATTGCAGCGGAAATATGATGCGGTCAAGGGGTTTAGTGCCATACTCCCGGACGATCTGATTATTTGACGACAATGTGACGATTTTCTGACGAAAACCAGGCGAAACGATGATGATTCGTTCGCCTGGTTTTTTGCTATGCTATAAGCAGAAAGGGGCGATGCCTATGGGCATTTTTCGAAGTTTCAACCCGAACCCCCGGACGGCGAAAGTCGGCGATTGTGCTGTAAGAGCGATTGCGAAGGCGTTAGATATTGACTGGTATCAGGCATATGTCATGCTAGCAATCGAAGGCATATCACAATGTGATATGCCCAGTGCAAACAACGTATGGGGTGCAGTCCTCCGGAAACATGGCTTTCGCCGGGCATCGATTCCGGCAGAATGTCCGGACTGCTACACCGTGGGTGATTTTATCCAGGAGTACCCGACTGGAACCTATGTCGTTGCCCTGAAAAACCACGTTGTCACCGTGATTGACGGCGTATTGTATGACACCTGGAATTCGATGGACGAAAACCCAATCTATTTTTGGAGGCGTGAATGATGGCAAATCCGTATATGCAGCCAATCTATCAACCCGGCGGGTACTATCCGCAGAACTATTTCCCGCAGATGCAGCCGCCTGCCCAGCAGATGCCCATAGGGCAGAACGCCGCACCACCGCAAAGCCCACAGGATGACCGGATTTGGGTTGCGTCGGAATCAGCAGCAGAGGCGTTTTTGGTAGCGGCCAATGGCTTTGTCCGGCTCTGGGACAGCAATAAGCCGGTGTTTTACGAAAAACGAGCCGACATGAACGGGCGGCCTATGCCGATTGTGGCGTATGAGTACAAAATCAAGGATTCCGGAAACACCACAGAGACGGTAAACGCCGGTTTTGAACAACGGCTCGCCGCTGTGGAAGAAAAAATTAAGCAGATGACGGAGGGACAGCGCAATGATTCCTAATCCTATGCAGATTATGACACAATTCCCGCAATTTATGCGGCAGATGCAGGGGCAGAACCCCCAGCAGATGCTTAACCAGTTGATGCAGAGCGGACGGGTCAGTCAACAGCAGCTTAACCAGGCACAGCAAATGGCACAGCAAATGCAAGGACAATTCGACCAATTCCGGGGAATGTTTGGTTTTGGTAACAAGCGGTAAAACGCTGTTATAATAATTATCTTATAAGGAGGAAACAAAAACATGAGTATTTCTAATGACCTCTCCCCTGCCGATATCAGGGCTTGCACCGAGGGAAACGGTGGCGGCTATAACAGCGGTATGGGCTGGGGCGGCGACTGGGCAACGTGGATCATCGTTTTCTTGATCTTCGGCATGTTCGGTTGGGGCGGCAACGGCTGGGGCGGTGGCTTCGGCGGTAGGAACGGTGCTGGCGTTGTGGATGGCTATGTGCTCGCTTCCGATTTTTCCAACATCGAGCGAAAAATCGACGGCGTAAACAACGGCGTTTGCGACGGCTTTTATGCCATGAACACCGGTATGCTGAATGGGTTTGCAAACGTGAACCAGAATCTCAGCAATGGTTTCCAGGCGGCGGAGCTTTCCCGGTGCAACCAGCAGTCTGCCTTGATGCAGCAGCTTTTCCAGATGCAGATGGCAAATCAGGAGTGCTGCTGCGAAAACCGTTCCGCGATCCAGGGCGTGAACTACAATCTGGCTACCCAGAGTTGCGACACCCGGAACACCATCCAGAACACCACCAGGGACATCATCGATGCCATGAACTGCGGCTTCCGCTCCATCGACCAGCGGCTTACTGCCCAGGAGTTGGCGGCGAAAGACCAGAAGATTGCGGATCAGAATCAGCAGATTTTCATGGCACAGCTTGCGGCCAGTCAGAACGCCCAGAACCTTACCATTAAGGGCTACGTCGAGAACCAGTTCGCCTATTACAATCCCCCTGCAAGACCGGCTTATGTCGTTCCGAATCCCAACTGCTGCGGTAACGGCTACGGCTGCGGATGCGGGAATGTAGCGTAAGGAGGTACAAAATGGCGGTTGAACTTACTGCAAACGCTACCCAGACTGTAGCAGCTGGGCAGAATGTGCTTTTTACCGACACACCGGTCAAGTGTAACCGGGGGTATGTTGTTCACCGTGACGGAGCCGGGCTGGTAACGCTGCGGGGCATCTGCAATGGATGCTCCTCTATCGCCCGGTATCGGGTGCTGTTTGGGGGAAACATTGCCGTTCCCACGGGCGGTACTGTCGGGGCTATCAGTGTAGCCTTGGCTCTGGGCGGGGAGGCTTTGCCCACCACAACGGCAACCGTGACCCCTGCGGCTGTGGAGAACGCATTTATCGTGGCAACGTCTGCCTTTGTTGATGTACCCCGTGGCTGCTGTGTCAGCCTGTCTGTGCGCAACATATCCACCCAGGCAATCAATGTTGCGAACGCAAATCTTATGATCGAACGCGTGGCGTGATGGAGGTGAAAACACGATGAAACATTGGAACGAATTGCGTGATACCCTTTGCCGTGAACTGGACGAAATCGCCGAAAAAGGCGAGTTATCCGCTGGTGATCTGGAAACCGTGGACAAACTGACCCACACCCTGAAAAATCTGGACAAGATTATGATGGGCGGAGAGTACAGCAACGCCGGTGACTGGTACGCTATGGGCAACTATGGACGGGACGGTGTAAGCTACCGAGGCCGGAAGCGTGACAGTATGGGCAGATATAGCCGTGCGGATGCACGGGAGGATATGGCCGAAAAACTGCGGCGCATGATGGACGATGCACCGGACAGCAGAACACGGGAAGCCTTAGAAAAGGCTCTGCGGTGCATGGAGGATTAACAATGTTGACGGAACGGGACTTACTGGAAACAATCGAAGAGTGCCGGGCAATGCGAAAGCCTACCGCTTCCGCCTGCCAGCTTATGGCAGCGTGCTACACCATCCTGGATCACCTGTTACCGGAAAGCTCCCATCCCGCTAATCCTGCCCCTGAGCAAATGTATTCCATGTCACCGGAGCCGGTAGAAACCGGAGGAAGCGAGTTTGTCATAGCCGCAAGGAAGGCTGGAATGCCACGGCTTTTGGATGTACTGGATGAACACATGGATTGTGTTCGGGCACTTTATCCCAAGGAATACGCCGCAATTATGCGGCGGTTAGAAGATTAACTATTATCCCCAAGGGTTCAACCTCTTGGGGATAAATTTTTGAAATAATTTCCAACTATTTTTCAGAAAACACTTGACATACCACCCAATGAGTGGTATAATACAGACAGTTAAGGAAAGCACCTACAAAACCAAAAGGAGATTACAATTATGACTATCAAGACTGAAACCAAGACCATCAACATCACCCTGAAGCTGTGGCGGGGTGGCTGGAATGCCGGTTATGAACCCGATTGCTTCGATGACCTGGAAAACGGCAGCTTTGCCCGGGAGTTCGGCAAGGGAACAGAAGAAGGCGGCACAGCTATTCTAGCCAGCGACGAAGATGTCAAGAACCTGATTTCCTGGTGGCAGGATGAAGTCGATACCGCCAACCGCGGCGAAGATGGCGAAGTTCTGGTTGCCCTGACGGATGAAGAACGGGACAACGGTGATGAATGGGATCTGGTTGTAGATGAATAATGGCAAAGAAAAACGCCGCATTTGTGTAATCTGCGGGGCGGAATTTACCGCCCCGGATTCCTATTATGAGCGGCGTACCTGCTCCGAACAGTGCCGCCTTGCCCTGATACAACGGAACCGCCTGCCAGATAACAGGGACATAAGCGATCAACGGTTTGGCCGCCTGGTTGCAATTTGTGAAACAGACGTAAAGCGCGCAAAATCGCTTGTCTGGCTTTGCAAATGCGACTGCGGAAACACTGTACTAGTACCCGCAACGTCCCTAAGGGGTGGGACTACTAAAAGTTGTGGCTGCTGGAAATGCGATAACGCACGGATCACGGCGGCGGGGAACGTCACCGATTCCACGCACACGGGCGTATCGAAAAGAACGGCTAGGGGGATGTTTTTCACCTACAAAATTCTTAACGGCCATCAACACTTTATCGGGGAATTTAAGACACGGGAAGCCGCGGAAGAAATGCGCCGCATTGCCCAGCAGGTTCCGGACGACGAGTTTCTGAATTGGCTTTCGGCGTTAAGGGAAAGCAGGAAAAAGGAAAAGGCATTAAAGAAGAAAGGGAAATAACAATGACTGACAGACAATATTATTTTTGCGTGGCAGAAGCCGCAAATTATGACGACCCGGACGCCTATATATCAGATATTGCGCTGTCCACCATTTGGGGCGACGCACCGGATGCGCCCATTCCGCCCGAACGGCTGGAAAACCTGCGTGACATCTATACCGCCGCAACCCGCACCGTCCGGGAAATTGTTGCGCATTCTGGCCTGAGTCAAGCGGCATTCGCAGAACGGTATTGCATTCCGAAGCGAACGGTCGAAAATTGGTGTACCGAATCAAGAGAATGTCCAATCTATCTTCGTCTTTTGCTGCAACGTGCTGAAAACTTAATCACATTTTAGTGCCAGCAAAGCACCTCCAAAAATTAGGAGGTGCTTTTTACCCCATATTTTTCCCCAACAGGATTTGCAATCCACAATACATAATATAATTATATGGACGTTTTTTGAAAGAAAATAACGCAATATAACTATATGGACGGAATATGCAAAATTCGAGTCCCATTATCCACCCCATAGCAAATCCCCTTGGAATTGTTCAGATTCCAAGGGGATTTCCGTATTCTTATTCATATCCATCATGGATTTGTTAAGAAAATTCAATTTTTGAATATCTCATTTCACGGTGTTTGCCCCATAGTTTTCCCCAACCAGGTTTTTTAGCGCTGTTTTTGCAGCCCGGAAACGAATTTTTCCAGCTTGTCCGCACTGTCTGCTTTTAGCTTTTGGGTAACGTGGGCATACACGTCAAGGGTGGTCGAAATGTTCGAGTGGCCTAGATTGGTTTGCAGCGTTTTCACGTCAACACCGGCCTCCAAAAGTGCAACGGCGTAAGAATGGCGCAGATCGTGGAATCTGGATTCCGGTATTCCGATTTTGGCAAATATTTTTTTCAGGTGTTTGTAAACCGTAATACCAACCAGGTGCTTCCCGGTATCGTCCGTAAACACAAGATTCATGTCGTTTCGGTATGTGCACGGGTCTTCGGCAGCGAGGGTCTGTTGGTGCTGCTGGATCGTTTTCAGCCGGGCGGCAATCATAGCGGGAATCGCAATATAGCGGATGTTGTCTTTTTTGGTGGATCGGAGCACATGGGTTCCTCCCCCCCGCTTGACCCTGGCCAGCTGCTTATTCACACATAGCCGGTTCCGCTTAAAGTCTACACAATCCCACGTCAGCCCCAAAATTTCCCCTTGACGCATCCCCGTGAATACGTCAACCAAGTAGACATCTTCGTATTTGCTCTCTTTGATAGCGGATAAAAAGGCCGTGAGATCATCGTCTACAACCGGAGTTATCTCCCGCTTTTCCACCCTTGGCAGGGCGCAAGCGTCCGCCGGGTTAAATGGTATGATCCTGCTGCGCACAGCCTGTGCCAATGCGCTATGCAGAATACCGTGGATATTGCGGACGGTTTTTGCGGAAATATCGCCCCGCAGGCCGTTATAGAATCGCTGAATATCATTGGTCTGCAAATGCTCCAGCTTTATTTTTCCCAGAGCCGGGGCAATACGGTAGTCTATCCAGGTTTTGTAATTGGCTATGGTGGTTTCTTTCTTCTCCCCGGCGTAGTCGGTTATCCACAGATTCAGCCATTTTTCTACGGTGATACCGCTATTGGGGTTGTATGCGCTGTCGGCACCGGAGGAAACCACCTCCCGGAGCTTCTGGGCGACTTCCTTCTGGGTTTTTCCGGTGATGGATTTACGGACGGGCTTCCCGGTCAACGGGTCCCGTCCTGCCATGTAGCGGCCTTCCCAATAGGTGTATTTCGTGCCGTTTCTGACAATCTCCTTTTTCCGGATCGTGCCGGAGCCGGAGGCGGCTTTTCGTGGCATCAGGATTCCCCCTTATTCTCCCGGTGCACAAAGCGATGCGCACCGGCCATATAGATAAGTACAAACACCGCAATGGTCACGCCGAGAATGCCCAACAAAACGACAACGGATACTCTCCCCTCTCCTACCCGTATCAATCCCTGATACGGGTTTCTTGCGTCAAGGATCATATAAACGAGCAGGACGGCAGCCAGCATCACGCACAGACCCAGAAGTCCGTAAACTAGAGGCTTGCTCCCGTCCTGCACGGTGTGCAATTCATTTTCTTTTTCTGCCAGGCGGTTTTCCCGGAATTCAATTCCGGTTAGCATAATCCGACTGCGGTCTACCAGCCTTCCAATTGCCTTGTCTTTTTCGGCGAGAAGTTCATCCTTGTGGCACAGCTCGGATTCCAGTCGCTCCACCTCTGCGGTGGTGTCCGGCGCATCTGGCGCAAACATGGGCACGTCTAACGCATGTGCCAGTTCGTTCACGATGTAAATCCCAGGATCGTCCATCGTGCCCTGGAAGAAGCGGCATACCGTGTGATATGGTATTTGGGTTTCGTCGGAAATTTCCTGATAGGTGCGCTTTTTATCTAGCCTGGCCTGCCATAAGCTTTCGACAAATTCTTTCGTTTCTTGCGAATTCTTTCCTTCCTGCGATATTTTCAAAATCCGTCACCCCTATTTTGCATAGCAATTTGACATGGTTTGCGTTAAAATTTGCCCTTTCCGGTCGTTCCAAGTTTCGATTTCAGGTGATACAGTAATGGCAGCAACCGGCAAGGGACACACCACACCGGCGGCAGCCCGGCTTCCTGATGGCACCAGGAGCCGGGCAAATTCAAAACACAAGTTACCTTTTTATTTTACTTTTGCCAATTCGAACTCTCCCGGTTCGTGAATTTCGATTATTTGCCCATCTTCGATAGTTACTGTATCTGCTTCACCAGGCTTTAGTGACTTAGCATAGTACACATCGGATAGCTCTTCCCATCCGGCATCAGTGATATATACAGTTTCGCCTAAAACGGTGAATTGGTTTAGGTACTTTCCAACGTTTGTCACCGTATATGTTCCAGCCGGAACACGATAAATGAAATAATTTTCTTCAAATTCCGTGCCCTTGTTTATGGTAAACGGCTCGCCGTATTGCCCCTGTACTCCCGCAACCAGGGATATTGTCTCCGCTTTTTTTGCTCCACAGCCTGCCAGCAGCAGACACAGGCAAAGCAGCAACGCCCCAATTCTCTTCATTTTAATATTCCCTCTTTCTTTCATATCCGTTTTATGGTACTATTAGTGTGATATGCTTGCGTAAACCAAACATATGATTGTATTCAACGGCACCAGCCGTTAAAATGGAAAGGAACGATAACACTATGGCTTGTGAAGCGATTGAAAACACCGGATTGCAATCCGAAACCATCCGTGATAAACTAAAGGCAGAAGTTCTTGCCCTGACGGACAAGCAAGCCGAATATATTTTAAGGAGGATACAGGAATGGACGAAATGAACGCACCCAGATATTGGTTCAAAAGCAATCGGATGAGAGAAACAGTAAACGAGTGTATGGAAATCATGCAGAAAAATGGGCTTACATACGACCAGGCAGATATGCTTCCGGCCTGCCTAAAGAACGCAATTGACAGCAGCAGAACCGTAGCTCTTGACAAGCTAACATTTGAACCGGCTCCCGTGTCGTTCGGTTCCGACGGCCAGGGCGGCTATGCAATCAGCCCTTACCCATTAGCTGACTAATTGCAGCGGAAGCGACATTGGCAGCAACCTTTTCCAGGACAGACATTGACACGCCGCCCAGCTTCGCCAAGATAGACTTGGATTTTTCCCATTGTGTCTTTTCGGCGGATGCCGCCACAAAGTCGTATCCTTTCGGGGTGACATAGTAGATCACCGGGACTAGGAATTCGGTTTTTCTGTTTTTGGTGTCCAGCGAAAAATCCGTTGCGAGGAATCCACTTTCTGAAAGCTGAATCACATGATAGGTCAATTCCCCAAATGGATATTTGCGCATTTGCTCGGTTTTGGCCATCTCATCTACATGCAGGACGTGAAAACTTGCAAAACAGATGGAATCTTTCTTCACGGTTCTGTGCTCATCCATTACAAAGGTTTTGTCTACACAGAACATCATAATGTCCCGGATGCAATCAGGGTTTAGCTTCATCTTCCCGCCCCCTTACAAGACATTCTTTGCCGCCTGGATGATCGTCTCTAGCTTTTGTAGCTGATCGTCCGACATGCCATCAATCAAATCCAATATTGCCTTTTTCGCTCCTTCAGCCTCGGTCGTCTGACCGGGGCTATTTTTTTCCCCCCTGTCGTCGGTTTCGCCCATTAGGTACTCCACTGATACGCCGAAGTAATCGGCCAATACCCTTTTTGTCGCCGTGCTGGGCGTTCTTCCTTGCCGCCATAAGCCAAATAAATTTTTATTCAGTTTGCAATCCAGCAGGACTTGCTTTTCCGTTACCCCGTTTTCTTTTGCGAGGGCTGCCACCCTCTCAACAAACTGCATTGGAAACACCCCCAAAACTTTTTTCCCAAAAGTAGGATAAAATCCTAAAATATAGCTTGACAAATCCTACTATTAGGATTATAATGTAACCAGAGTTAAGGAACACCTACAATATAACACAACAAACATAAAAATTCAAGGATTTAGATAACTTTTTGGAGGTAACAACAATGAAGCGTTTTGAAATTGGCTCTACCTACTCCATGCGGAGTGTTTGCGATCACAATTGCATTTGGAGCTACACCGTGACCGAGCGTACCGCTCAGACCATCACCGTTACTGATGGCAAGGAGGTCAAGAAGCTCCGCATCTCCAAGAAGTACAGCCAGTACCGGGACGCCGAAACAGTGTTCCCCCTGGGTCAGTACTCCATGGCACCGATGCTCACCGCTTAATCTTACAAAGGGCGGGGCAACCCGCCCGACACAGGAAAGGATAGATAACGATGAAATATCACAAATATGTAAAAACCTTTGATGGATACATCGGCACATTCCAATACTTGGATTACGGAGAATTCCCGGTTTACCGTTTCCCAGGTGGTGACCGTATCGCCGATAAATGGGAGATTGAGAACGGCAGTGATGTCAGAAGCGACTTGCTAAAAGCCCCAGACTAAGCCGAAACGGCCTTCTGGCCGTCCGCAGGAACCGCCCCACCTGCGCCGATGATGGCAGGGCAAACAGAAAGGAAAACATGAGAAGAGGTAACTTTTTATGGACACTCAGGATATTTTCAAGCGAAATTTGGAGTACCACCAGAAGGAAAAGGCCGCTCAGGCGGCAGATCGGGCACTGGATGCCTATGAGGCGGAAATGATCTCCGGTATCAACGCCCATAGGGCGGTGAGAGCTGCCCAGGCAATCAGCCGGGAAGAGCTGATCGCCGAGCGGGTGGCGGCGGACAAGGCCGCGCGGGAGGACATGGAGCGGGAATATAAGTCTTCCGAGGCCATCAAGCGGTATATCCTGGTGTGCCTGGCTACGCTGTGTTTTTCCGCATTCAGCCCCTTCCCGGTGTGGGCGGCGGCAGCCTTCTGCCTGGGCGGCGCAGTCTTCCCGGCGTCGTATATTTTCCGGCTGTACTACCCTATTGAAAACGAAAGTGAGGAATAAATCCATGGACGAAAAGAAAGCAAAAAAGGCAATCACCGACATTCTGCTGGACATTGGCGCAGGAGAGCACCTGCTGGGCTTTTCCATGCTGGAAGACGCGATCCTGGCCTGGATGAACGGCGAGCACCGGAATATCTACAAGCCCCTTGCCGTCAAGTACAGCTGTCCCGCACCGACGGTAGAACGGAGAATCCGGAGATGCATCAATTACGCCTTCCAAAACGGCGAATACAAGGTGCTGAACGGCTACCTGCACGGAACTGTCCCGGCCTGGAAGGACAAGGCCCCGAATTATGTATTCTTCGCCCGAATTGCACGGGCGGCGCAGGAGAAGCTGGAATGGGGCGAAATCGATGGAGATTAACGCACCTTACACGGAGGCAGAGCGGCGGGAATCCACCTGGGATAAGTACATGTCACGGCTCCCCCATTGTTCCCGGTGCGGGCAACCGATAGCGGAGCCTATGGTGCTGTGCATCGATGCGGACGACCGGAAGGACTACTACTGCCCCCGGTGCATCGAGGCCATGACGGTTTTCAACGAGGAGGCGGAAGTTTGGTAACGGATATCGAAATCGACGAAAACGAAGAATTTCTGGATATCAGCAGTTCCGGGAAAGGAAGGTATAAAGTCCCCACCGTAACCTTTTATTCCTACGATTATACACGCTGCCTGGTTAACTTTAATTCGCTTGCGAAAAAGCTTCTGCTCGGCGTGGATAACATAACGGTGAAAATGGGGAAAGATCATATCCTATTTATCCCGGCTGAACCGGGGTGGAACAGCAGATGCTTGAACCGCCGAAACCGCAGCGCACAAATATCATTTGCGGCACTAGAGCCGTATGTGAAATTTGGTGTGCCATATCGGGGGTATCCATACAAGGGCGGTATCGCTATCAAGCGAAACGAACCACTGTCCGAATGAAAGGAGGAAAAGAATGAAAAGAACGAATTACAGAACCATAAATTTTATGAAAATGCGAAAGCTACGACTAAGCGCAGGCATGACGCAAAAGCAACTTGGCGAAGAAGTCTTGGTAACAGCAAGCATGATTAACCAAATCGAGCACGGTAAAAAGGGCGCTTCTAGAGAGTTGATTAAGGATATCGCCAAAGTGTTAGACGTCTCCCCTCGTGAGCTTCTTTAAGGAGGTGCGATATGGAAAAGCTGGCCTACAGCGTGACAGAAGCGGCGGAAGTTATCGGGATTTCTCGACCCGCCATGTACAATCTGATACACTGCGAGGGTTTCCCGAAAAAAGTCGTTGGTAGGCGGATTCTGATCCCCGCCAAAGCCTTGGAACGGTGGCTGGAAAATGGCGAGGCGGTCGAACCGGCATAAAAAGAACCGCCCCCGGGCAGGGATGAAAGCCCGGAAGCGGTTCACACGGAAAGGAAATTAGATAACACTGATATTGTATCAGTTGGGAAAGGATTTGTCAAGATGCTATCACTATATGAAATGTCCCAGGAATGGGAAAACGTGTTTGAAATGCTGCTTGACCCGGAAATTCCGGAAGAGGCCATTTTTGACACAATCGAAATGATCGAAGCGGACATGGACATCAAGGCCGACGGTTACGCAAAAATCATCAATAGCCTGGACGGGGATGCCGCCCAGATTGATGCCGAGATCAAGCGGCTTCAGGATCGGAAGACCGCTGTCAAGAACCGGCAGGCCGCATTGAAGCAGCGGCTATTCGACACCATGAAGGCCACAGGCCGGACAAATTTCAAGACCGCCCTGTTCTCCTTCAATATCCAGAAAAACGGCGGTGTGAAGCCGGTAGAGCTTCAGGGAGATGTTCCGGCGGCGTGGCTAAAGCCCGGAGCACCGGATACGGCAAAAATCCGGGAATACCTGGAAGCCGGAAACTCCCTCCCCTTCGCCACCCTGGGCGACCGGGGCGAGAGCTTGAGAATCCGGTAAGGGGGGGCTAGCATATGGGAATCCCTGTACTTATCTTAGGAGAATCCGGTTCCGGAAAATCCGCAAGCCTGCGCAATTTTGAACCCGCAGACGTGAACATCATTAATGTAGCTGGTAAGCCCCTCCCCTTCCGGAAAAAGCTTCCGGTCGGCAATACTGCCGACTACGGAAAGATTATGGCAGCAATCAAGCGAAGCGAGAAAAAGGCGTTTGTGATTGATGATAGCCAGTACCTGATGTGTTTCGAAGCTTTCGCCAAGGCCAAAGAAACCGGCTACGGCAAATACACGGACATGGCACTGCATTTTTACAATTTAGTGCAATTCGTCATCACCCAGACCCCGCCGGACGTGATCGTCTATTTTCTCCATCACACCGACCAGGACAGCAACACCGGAAAAACCAGAGCAAAAACCCTGGGCAAGATGCTGGACAACCAGCTAACCCTTGAGGGACTGTTTTCAATCGTGCTGCTGTGCTGGACAGACGGAAAAAAGCACGTCTTTGAAACACAAAGCGACGGAACCACAACGTGTAAATCTCCGATGGGGTTATTCGACTTTGAAATAGATAATGACCTAAAAATTGTAGACACAAAAATTAGAGAATATTATGAATTGGGTAAAAAGTGATGAGAAAACCACTAAATTTGACAGGCCAACGATTTGGACGTTTGGTTGCATCTCGTCCATGCGGTTCTAATCCACAAGGAAATGTAATGTGGGAGTGCCAGTGCGATTGCGGGAAAGTAATTGTTGTAAACAGCCAAAACTTACGGACTGGGCATACCAAAAGTTGCGGTTGCAAGAAATCAGAAGCAACCATTCAGCACAACAAATCCGGAACTATTGGTGATATTCCACGAAAAATGAACCGATTGTACCGTATTTACTACGGGATGATGTCACGGTGTTTCAACACAAAATCACAACATTATTCTGATTATGGTGGACGTGGCATTACTGTTTGCAATGAATGGAAAAACAATTTTGAGCAATTTGAATCGTGGGCGCTAGCAAATGGCTATTCGGCTACACTGACGATTGATCGCATTGATAATAATGGCAATTACAGCCCAAATAACTGCCGTTGGGCAACGGCAAAAGAACAAGCAAATAACAGGAGAAAACACAAGAAAGGAAACGATGAAAAATGATTAACAGACCGAACAATTGGGATGATGTGAGAGCCTACAGCGGAAGCCGTCAGAAGCTCCCTGCTGGTGCGTATGTGTGTGATATCATTCAGGCGGTCGTACAGAGCAACGACTACGGCCAGCAGCTGTGTGTGCTTGTTGATATCAACAGCGGTGAATGGGCTGGCTACTATGCCGAGAATTTCGACAACAACCAGCGTGAGGACAAGAAGTGGAAGGGCGTTCTCCGGTTGTGGCTGCCTGTAAACGATGGCAGCGACAAGGACGAATTTACCAAGTCCATCCTGAAGGGCTTTATCACCGCCGTAGAGGAATCCAACCGGGGGTACACCTGGAACTGGGACGAACGCACCTTGGCAAAGAAGGAGATCGGCGTTCTGTTCCGCAACGAGGAATGGGAGTGGAACGGTAAGTCCGGCTGGACGGCAAAGCCATTCCGGGCTATTAGCGTGGATAGTGTAGCGGATGGCAACTTCACCGTTCCCAAGGACAAGCCCCTGAAAAACAAGCCTGCGCCTGTTCAGGCCCCTTCTTATGACAACTATCCTGTTCCCGGAGCATCGGATTTCACGATGCTGGAAAATGACGATGCACAATTGCCGTTCTGACCGTAAAAATCAATCTTTCCTGTCAAATATTGACAGTATAGTTTCAATCACCTGGGGCGAAAGCCCCAGGTATGAAAGGGAATGCAAATGACACGCAGCAAGTACGGCAACAGAAAAACCGTGGTAGATGGCATTACGTTTGATAGCCAAAAAGAAGCGAACCGCTTCCGAGAACTTCAGCTTTTGGAACGAGCCGGAAAAATAACGGCTTTGCAGCGGCAGGTGAAATATGTACTGATTCCGACACAACGTGAATTCTCAAACGAAATCTACAAAAAAGGCGCACATCAGGGGCATTTTAAGCCCGGAAAAGTGCTAGAAAAGGAATGCAGCTACATAGCCGACTTTGCCTATATCCAGGACGGGGCTTACGTCGCGGAAGATACAAAAGGCGTAAGAACGGAAGCATACAAAATCAAGCGGAAATTGATGCTGGAACGCTACGGAATCCAAATACGGGAGGTGTAGGTTTTGGCGGTTGAATACTTTTGCGCATATCATAGCTATCTCGATGCTTTGGAACCCCTCACGGATGCTGAGCGGGGCCGACTTTTCGTGGCGTGCCTTAAATACAGCAAGTCGGGCGAAGTCGGGCACCTCAGTGGCAATGAACGTTTCGTCTTCCCGGTATTCCGTGGACAGATTGATCGAGATAATGCCAAGTATGCCAACAAGTGCAAAAAACAAGCCGACAACGTAAGTAAGCGTTGGAGCAAAAAAGATACCAACGATACCACGGTATACGATGGTATACCAAACGTACCATCGTATGAAAAAGATACCAACGATACCAAGGAAAAGGCAAAGGCAAAGACAAAGGAAAAGGCAAAGGATAATTATATACCTCCTACGGAGGTTTGCGGTGAGCTGCCGAGCAGCCCCCCGCCTGCGGCGGTGCTTCCGCTGATTGACGGAACGGATTTTGAGATTTCCGTGGAGATGGTTGCCGAGTTGTCCTGTCTGTATCCTGCCGTGGACGTGGAGCAGCAGCTACGGAATATGCGTGGTTGGCTTTTGGCAAATCCAAAAAACAGGAAAACAAAAGCCGGGATCATGCGGTTTGTCAACTCCTGGCTCTCACGGGAGCAGAATTCGGCTAGACCTGCGGCAAGCCAGAAGCCGGGCGGTTATACCAGCGGCGTTGACCGTCTGGCGGAGATGTACAGGGAGGAATTTGGGAATGGATAAACAGGAAGCGTACCAGATTCTCACGCTTTTACAGGCAAATTATCCCGATTCTTTCCGGGGGATGTCCAAAGAGGCGGCAAACGTGAAAATCAATCTTTGGGCGGATATGTTTGCAGAAGAGCCATTTGAGGCCGTCGCCGCCGCTGCAAAGGCGTACATAGCGACGGATACCGGTGGCTTTATGCCCACCATCGGTCAGCTGAAAGATATGCTCCATCGGATGCAGTCGCCCCAGCAGATGACCCAGATGGAGGCATGGGGGTTGGTCGCAAAGGCCTTGCAAAACAGCATGTACGGGGCTGCGGAAGAATTTCAAAAGCTCCCTCCGGCGGTACAGCGGACGGTGGGAAGCCCCGCCCAGCTGAAAGAATGGGCGCTGATGGATGCTGAGACGGTGCAGTCCGTGGTAGCCTCAAATTTCCAGCGATCCTTCCAGGTTTGCCAGAAACGGGAAAACGATTTTCAAAAGCTTCCCGGAGCAGTAAAAAGCTTTGTAGCGGAACTGGCGGGTGGGATGAAATTTGAAGGGCTCCCGGAGGGGAGCAAATAACGCAGAAAGGAAATGCAAAATGAAAGGTTACAAAGGATTCAACCCAGGTTTGATCTGCAAGGATAAGCAGTATCAGGAAAATACCGTCTTCGAGGAATCGGAGGCGAAAATCTGTGAAAAGGGAATGCACTTTTGCGAAAATCCATTTGACGTGCTGGACTATTACGATTTGATTCGCTCTGATGGCACGCCGAACGAGTTCGCAGAAGTTGAAGCATTGGACGAGCCAAAGACGGATGACCAGAAAAAATTCTGCTCCAGAAAACTGAAAATCGGCGTAAAACTGGGACTATCCGGATTTATCAAAGCATGTGTGGATTTTGTACTGGAAAAGACTATTTCTGAGGCATCGAGTGAAAACGTTGATTCCGGGGACTTCGCCCAGATTGGCAGCTCCGGGGACTCCGCCCAGATTGGCAGCTCCGGGTACTCCGCCCAGATTGGCAGCTCCGGGTACTCCGCCCAGATTGGCAGCTCCGGGTACTCCGCCCAGATTGGCAGCTCCGGGGACTCCGCCCAGATTGGCAGCTCCGGGGACTTCGCCCAGATTGGCAGCTCCGGGGACTTCGCCCGGATTGGCAGCTCCGGGGACTCCGCCCAGATTGGCAGCTCCGGGGACTCCGCCCAGATTGGCAGCTCCGGGGACTCCGCCCAGATTGGCAGCACCGGGGACTCCGCCC